CCCCTATGTCTTAATTAACCCACATATATGTTGACAATATTTTTAAAATTAGTTAACTTTTAGTATGACCAAAGAAATAATCAATACAGATTCTCTAAGGATAGCTAACGAGTTATTATTGGAAAAGTATATGCCTGTCATGGTGGTTACTTTATCCCGTAAGACAACTGTCACATTAAGTGATAAATTAAAGGATTTTGCTTTAGATTTGAGTAAAAAAACTGGTTACGAAGTTCTATTGTTTCCGGATGAAGATAAAACATCGGTAGATATTATTAGTGTGTGTGGCAACAAACAAATAGAGATTGATAATTTAAAAGAGTATGTTTACGGTAAATATAGAAATCCAGAAGAAGAGGAAATACCATATACCAAAATAATAGACAGACTAAATAAAAAGTAATATGGGTACACTAGAGTTTGGGGCCCCAATAGACGGACCAGGGGAGATAATTGATAGAAATGAAGATACCGAGTATAGTCAAGATAATTGGAACAACACAGTTAAATCACAAGAACCAAATCTAAACTCACTACTAAAAGAAAGAGTAAAAAACGAATACCCAACACAAGAAGAAATCATAGAATTCAACAGGAAGGAAAATAGAATAAAAGAAAGACTAACGGAATCTGAAATGGTTGACCACCCAAACCATTACGGGGGAGAAGACAACCCTTACGAAGCTATTAAAGTTATTGAAGCTTGGGAATTAGGGTTTAATTTAGGTAATACAATAAAATATGTATCTAGAGCGGGAAAGAAATTAGATGTGTTAGAAGATTTGAAAAAAGCAAGTTGGTATATAAACAGAGAAATAAATAAATTAAAAAACAACTAAAAATGAAAGGTAAAATTAACACAGACAAGGGGACTATGATGGTAGAGTTCTATGAAAAAGATGCACCAAATACAGTAAATAATTTTGTTAAATTAGCAAAAGATGGTTTTTATGACGACCTTAACTTCCATAGAGTACTTCCTAATTTTGTTGCACAGGGTGGATGTCCTGACGGAAATGGAATGGGTGGACCAGGATATAAAATTGATTGTGAGTTAGATGGTGAAAACCAATACCACGATAAAGGTGTGTTATCTATGGCACATGCAGGTCCTAATACAGGAGGGTCACAGTTCTTCCTTTGTCATAGTAGACAAGGAACACAACACCTAGATAAAAAACATACATGTTTTGGAAAAGTAACAGAAGGGTTGGACATTGTGGAACAAATCCAACAAGGAGATAAGTTCTCGGTAGAAATAGTAGACTAATGAAACTAAAACTATCTGACTATGTCGGTAATACCCCATTAATCCCCATTACCATTGGGGATTTTACGGTTTGGGGTAAAGCAGAATTTATGAATCCTAGTGGTTCAGTTAAAGATAGGATGGCAACTTTCATTATTAATAACGCAGAGAAACTAAAATTAATAAAACGGGGTAGTACTCTATGTGAAGCGACATCAGGTAATAGTGGTATCTCATTTGCAATGTTAGCCGCGGAAAGAGGGTATAAGATGGTTATTATAATGCCATCAAATATGTCAGAGGAACGTAAAAAGATGTTTAGGTTTTATGGTGCTGAATTAATAGATGTAGATGCTGGAGATTTTGATGGTGCAATTGCCTTAAGGGATGAAATGTGCAAAAAGAAAGGTTGGTTCAACTGTAACCAATTCCACAACGAATTAAATATGGAAGCACATTATATGAGTACAGGTCCAGAAATATACAACCAATTCAAAGACGCTAATGAAATAAAAGAGTGTATACCAGATGTTTTTGTGGCTGGAACAGGAACTGGTGGTACCCTTATGGGTATCGATAAGTTTTTAAAAGAAATGTGGCCTACCATAAAGACAGTAGCTATAGAACCAGAAGAAAGTGCTGTTATGTCTGGTGGTGAACCAGGATTGCACGGAATCCAAGGAATAGGAGACGGAAGTAAATTCTTAGTTGAGATGGATAAAGTAGACGAGGTTAGGGTAGTTTCCACAGAATGTGCAAAAGCTTGTTCTAGACATTTGGCTAGAAAATACGGTCTATTTATTGGGATAAGTGCTGCGGCAAATGTATTCACAGCATTCCAATGGTTAAGAGATAATAACAAAAAAAACGCGGTAACTATACTTTGTGATAGGGGGGAACGATATTTTAGTTGTCTGTAAATAATTTGTCAGATTATGAGATAAGTCGTTTATTGGTATATTTATCGTAAACGACTTTTTTATGCGTATAACAATTACAGAAAGACAGCTTAATATTTTGGTAGAACAGAACGAAGAATATTTAGTCACTTCTAATGTTGGTTCATCCGAACTAACAACATTTATATCTGGAGATGAAGAATTATATCTAACCACATACGATGACGCTTACTACCCACCAAAAGAGTATGTAAGTAGTAAATACGTAAATAAAAAACCAGGTGGTACCTTAACTATAGGCTATGGTCATACAGGTAAAGAAGCTTACGAAGGTAATATAATTACCAAAGAAAAAGCTGTGGAATTATTAAAAAAAGATTTAACCGAAGCGATAGGGTGTGTTAACAGAATAGTTATGTCATGGACAAAAGACAAAAAACCTGGAGCAAAAATGGACCAATGTATGTACGACTCTATAGTTTCTTTAGTGTTTAATTCAGGTTGTCAGAATGTAAGAAATAGTGGTTGGATACAAGATGTTAAGTTTGGTAAATGGGAGGATGCCTACACAGGAATTAAAACCTGGAACCCACCGAAACAAAGAAAAAAAGATGGTACATGGGTAGATAATTACAAACGTAGAGAAAAAGAAGCGGAACTATTCTATAACTGTGAGTATTAAGACTTATATTAGGATGGTAGATATTTATATAATATGAAAATAGAGATAACAGAACAACAATTAGAACTTATTAATGGTTCCCTTTTAAATGAGGGTGGAATCAGAGATATTAATAAGTTAGCGGATAGATACTCTAAAGCAGAGATATACTTCCACCAAGACCTAGACGGTGTAGTGTCTGCACTAGGGATGAAGAACTATTTAGAACAATATGGTATTGAGGTTATAGGTTCACATGTAATCCAGTACGGTGATAAAGAGTTTTCGGTTAAAAAACCTGACGCTAGTGGTGATGTGATGCCAGTCTTAGTAGATTTCGCACATGGAAAACCAATTTTCAAAATTCATACCGACCACCACGATTCCCAAGCTGGGGTAGAGGATGATACCTCCACACAATTTAGAAGTGCTAGGTCTAATGTTGAAACAATATCACAAACCATTAGTCCTAGTGATATTTTTAGTAATGAGGATATTATGATGATTAACGCTGTAGATTCTGCAGATTACGCAAAACACGATATAGAACCACAAGATGTGATGAATCTAATTAAAGATTTTGAGAAGGGAGAACAACCATACGAAAAGAAATGGATGTTAGGTCTGTTAACTAATAAATTATTATTATCGTACAAAAACAAACCGGGATTCCTAGAATACCTAGTTATGAATGCAACACCATCACTATTAAATATATACCAACACATCACGTCCTACGCAAAAGAAAAAGGGTTTGCGACCCCAGAAGACATGTCAAATAACCAAGCTGGGTACCTTAAATCACAAAAAGTAAGTAAAAATCTTACGTTAGATGGTAATATTATTGTACAATATGGTGGTGGTGCATTATTTAAACCAGGCTCTTATGATAGATACACACCATTTAAACTATATCCTGAAGCTGACTTTTTAGTTATAGCATGGCCTATGGGTTTAGTGCAGGCTTCTTGCAATCCATTTAAAAAAGAAAGAGCACTTAAAGGTGTTAATTTAGGGGATATAGCACAAGAAGTACTAACTAAAATAGAACCACAACTTAAAGGGCACCAGATACCAATCTCGGTAATTAAAAGGATTGGGGAAACAAAAGCTGATGAAGAAAGTATTGGGTTTAAAACTTCCGATTTATTTGCTTTATATAAAGATAATTTAAAAAACATGCCAGCCCAAGAGTCACAATATTATGACATGACTGTTAAGATTATTGATACACCATGGTCAAACCTAACAGAGAAACAAAAATCCGTATTAGATAATATTACTGTGTCAGCCTGGGACGTAATCCAAGCAAATAGTGGAGGTCATAAATGTATAACCAACATCAGTGGACTTAATTTATTCAGTAGGACAACTAGAAAACCAGAAGGTAAGTACAAGAAAAAAGCTGGAAGTGCTCCGACTAGGTATGTGGAATTTGTTAAATGGATACAAAAAGAATTAGTTAGTACTATTAAACAAAAGATTGGTTAGTGAATTCTAAAATATCGTCTTTAGATACTTTATAGGTTCCAGAAGATAGTTCTAATACCTTATCACCCACACCACCATACGACTTACAACCATCTCCAGTACAGGGTGTACAATTATTATAAACTTTAGTAACTTTATTTTTAACTATGAATATTATATCTAAATCTATTAAGCAATCTTTCATCCAGAATGAACGTTCCGAAACTTCAGGAAATAAAAAAATCATCCCACCGTCTAAGTACTCTCTACCCATCATACCAGTACTAATTGCGTTGGGTGTTGTCATTACTTCTAACGGAACTTCCTTATTATGTAAAATAATATTC